CCCAGCTGTTTTTGATGTCTTTAAAAGCCGCTTTTGAGTTTTTAACGTATGGCTCTAGGTATTTTTTCTTTTGAATTTCGAGATAGGATTCGGCGGCTTCTTTGCCGAATTTCTTTTCTATTTCGACGTATTGTTTTTGAAATTTCTTCCTTTCGATCTGCCACGCTTCTTCTAGCTTGCCCAAATTTTCATAATATTTTTGATATGCGCTTTCTTGCTCCTCAAGCGCCTTTTTCTCTTCTTCTTTTTTCTTTTTGGTTATCTCCTCGTCAAGCTCGCCGTAGAGTATCTCGCGCGCTTTTTTGGCGCTTTTTACGTCTACGCCACGCTCAAGCCATCTTTTATATTTTTCCTCTATCTCGCTTCGCTTTTTGTCATATTCGCTCATGCCGACTCTGGCTACTTCAAGATATGCCGAGTTGAGATTTGAGAGGTCTTTTAGCTCTTTTTTGTTGAAATTTGCAATCTTATCTCTGGTTTGATCAAGCTGGATTTTTAGCTTTTCGACTAAACGCTCTTGCTTGACTTGAGCCTCGATGGTATCAGGGATTTTGCTTTGGTATCCGTCGATCTCTTTTTGCAGGGCCGCAGCTTTTTCTTTTAGATCGTCAAGCGTGGTTATACCTTTTAGCTCGTCGAGGCGCTTGTTTAGCCTATCTAGCTGCGAGTTATCTTTTTGTATTTGTTCTTGCACGCTATCGACGTCGAAATTTATCTTACTTATCTCTTTTCTTTTATCGGTTATCTGCTTGATTTCGTCCTTAATCCTATCTATCTCGCTTTTGGTTTTAGCTAGCTCCCTGTCATCTAGCCGAAAAAAGCTGAAGTCTTTAAATTTATTATGCTCTTCAAGCTTTTTTTGAAATTTATCCAGCTCTTTAAATTTATCGTCCAGCGCGTCTTTAAGCTCGATATCCTTAAACGCCAGCTGATTTTTTGTGAGCTTTTTTAGTTCTTCGTTGGTTAAATTTAGGATTTTATTTAGCTCATCCCCGCTTACCTTGGCCTCTTTCATGCTGTCTCTTAGCGCAAAAAATGCTTCGACGGCGCCGAATATCACCGCAGCCGGCAAAAACGTTTTAAACGCATTTTTTAGCGCTATAAGGGCCGTTTTTGCCCCGCTTATACCCATGCTTAAAAGCCCTAAGGCTTTAGTTTTCGCGCTAAGGGCGTTTGAGCTTAAAAGCGCTATCGCGGGCAGCCTGCCCATACTAGCGGCGAGTTCTGCAGTTTGGATCTTTGAAAGCTTTGCACCTAGCCTGTAGGCTATCAAGGCCTCTATCAAAATTCTAATACCCGAGCTTATCTCTTTGATATGAGGCGTAAGTGAGGTTAGAGCGTTGCTTAGGCTTTCGCTTATTTGCCCTATGGTTTTGGTAAAGCCTAAATCCTCGTTTAGTTTGCCGAGTATGCTCTGGATATTGTTACCTAAAACCACTATGCTTTGAGAAAAAGTTTTCGGCATTTGGGCAAACTCCTCGGCCAGTTTATCTTTTTGGCTCAGGATTGCATCAAATACCGTTTGCGCGGTCAGTTTGCCCTCTTCGGCGACCTTTCGCAGCTGGCCTATGCTTATGCCCATGCCCTCGGCGATGGCTTTGGCTAGGCGCGGGGTTTGTTCCATAACCGACATTAGCTCTTGGCCCCTTAGGGCGTCGCTTGCTAGGCCTTGACCGAGTTGGATGAGAGCGGCCTCTGCACTTTGGGCGCTTGAACCGCTGATGATGAGAGATTTGTTGATGGCTTTGGTGGCCTCAAGCATCTTTTCTTGAGAGGGGTGCAAGCGCTCCAGGCTCATGGCAAGCCTTGCATGGATGTCTACGACGCCGGCAAATCCTACCCTGGTTTCGTTTGCGACGTTTAGAAGTCTTTTGCTGACATCCTCAAGCTCTTGCATACTAGAAGTCACGAGCTTTAGTCTGCCCGTGGCGTTTAGTAGATTGTCAACTGCGCTTATGCTTTTGGTTACGGCTGCGGCGATACCGTTTAAGCCAAGGCCTACGGCCGCCATTTTGCCTATGGTGCTTTTTAGGGCGTTAGCATAAGTGTCGACGTTGTTTACGGCGTTACCTAGTTTATTGACTTCTTCTCTAACTAACCTTACGTTTTTGGAGTTCCCGTCTATGACTATTTTTATATGGATATCGCTATCAGCCATTTTTTAACCCGTTTTTGCTATAATCAAATAAACAAAAATACGAGGAGTTTAAGATGTTAAGATTTTTAATGCAGCTTATCGTTGCCGGTATCATCGCTCTTTTTTCTCCCGTTATTCTTACTTATTTGATCGCTAATATCTACGCTATCGCCGTTACTTTGGGTATCGGTTTGTGTGTTTGCGCCGTTTATATCGCGGCAGGCGTAGTTTTCAACCTGTCAGACAAAAACCGCGAAACTAATCTTTAGCCCTATTAAGCTCGTCGCATAAAATTTTACAAACGCTATACAGCCAAAGAAAATCCATCTTGTAAGCTTTTGCGAATTCTTTGATAACCAACGGCTCGCACCTTAGGCTTACGTCCATACCTACGTTTCTTTCCAAGCTCAAGCTAAAAGCTTCGTAAACTAAACTCTCGAATTCATCGAGCCCGAACTCATCCGGGCTCATTTTGAGGGTTATGAAAGCTTTTAGCCTCTCTACTTTTTTACGCGCTCTTTTTGTATTTGCTCGTCTACGGCGTCCATAAGCACGTTATAGCCGATACCCAGTTCCTCTACCGTAGCTTTTAGTGCCTGCGCGTCTTTGCCGTCGATGCTTAGCTCAAAGCGCTTTTTGGCTATGTTTTCTATATCGACTTCGGTAGCTTCGGCTGTCTTTAGCTCTTTTTGTTTTGCTGAAATTTCATCAATGAGCTCTAGCACCTCTTGCATGGCGCTAGCTTTGGCCTCGCCCTTTAGGCACCCGGCTATCTCTTTTTTGGCCGCCTTTTTTTCTTCTAAAACGGCGATCTCGTCTTTTACGTTAGTGTAGGCATTTAGCGCTGTTTTGGTGGCGTTAAAAGCCTCAAGCACCTCTTTGCTCTGCTTTTTATTTAACTCCTTATAGGTGAGCTCGAATTTTTGCTCATCTATTTCGAGCGTAAACGGAAATTTGGTCTTCATTTTTCTTCCTTTTGTTTATTTTATTTTGCAGGCGAGACAAGCCCATAGCGGTCTATTCACCGTCCATAAAGCTGAACAAGTTTTCGTTGCCGGCTTTTAGTACTTTACCTTTTAGGCTTAGTTTGGCGAATTCGGTCCCGCTTACGCTCACGTCGCCCTCAAAGCTTAGGTTTACCAGAGGGATAACGAGGATTTGTGCCTTGCCCGTAGCTAGGTTTTTGCCCTCTACGATGATTTTGCCGAGCGAGTTAGCTAGCTTTTGCGGCGCGATCCTCTTAAATTTGGCGGGATAGACTTTCGGCGCGCATTTGTCGACGGTGAAAGTTCCCGCCGCCATGTTCTCGGTAGCGGTGTAGATCTTGTTATCTTTTAGCACCGGATCGCCCGTCTTGATTTGCTCGGTGTCGGCTTTGATTGTTTTTCCGTTGAAAAATTTGCCGGCTGCGGCGTACGTTTCGTCCTCTACTACGCCTTTAAAGCAAAGCGCCAAATTTGCAATGTTTATGTCGCCGATTTCTGTGCTGAAGTTATATTCCGCTTTCGTCTCAAGCTCCATCACCGTTTCGCCCATGCTCTCGTCATTTGAGAGTAGCTCTTTTTTCTCGATGGTCCTATTTAGGCTCACGCTTTGCTGATAGCCTAGCGTGATGCTCTCGTTTGCGCCTTGAGGCGTGAAACTCACCGTAGCTACGGATAGTCTCGCTACTTTTTCTTGTGCCATTTTTTGTCTCCTTTTAAATTAAATTTATTTCTACTGCGTCGATCTCTATCTCAAAAATCACCGCATATAGATACAGGGCGCTACCCTCGAATTTTGCGGCTTTTATTTGTTTATAGTAGTTTTCGCCGTATCTTGCGCCGAAGCAAAAAAGCTCGGTTCTGATTTGCTCAAGCTCGCCTATGGCAGCAAAGTTATCGCCCTCGAGCGAATTTGCTGCCAGCACGAGAGCAAATTTGGCTAAGTCTATCGCGGGCGATACGGCCTCGCACCCGTCAAACACCAGATAAAGGCCGTTTTGCTTAATGGCTTCTACGCCGTTTATGCAAATAGCTTTAGGAAATATCTCTTTGATTTTTTCTATTGCTTCTCTTAGCCTCATCTTAGTCTCCAAATTTAAGCCATATCTTAGCGCCCGGGTCGTCAAACTCGGACGTTCTTTGCCCGTGCGCACAAACGCCTAGCTTACCGTCCTCGCTTTTTAGGCTTTGCGCCAGCCTTATCGCCTCCTTCGCCAGAGCTACCTCCCAATCCGCTATCTCCGCCGTCTTCAGGTGTAGTTTCAGGCGAAACATCGCTAGATCTAGCAGCATCGCCTCCGGTATCTCCTTGTTGCTCGTTATCTGCCTGGCTTCGTTCATCGCCGTTTGGCAAAGCTGTCGGCTGATCTCCTCCTGGTTGTATAGACTCTGCCTCGCTCTTTGTAGCAACTTCTCTATCATCTCCATCGCTAACCTCTCTAAAATCGTCTATGCAATAGTGCGCCATGAATATGATTCCTCCTTATTTTTTAGTCGTTGTTCGGCTTGAGAGCGGCATCTATCAAACGCCGCTGCTCTTGTAAGCTAGTTGCCACAACGCGTATCCGGCGTTCATAAAACTTTTGCAGCCAAATAGCGCCTTATCTTTCATAAATTTATAGTCGTTGCTCGACTCAAATACTCCGTCTTTAGCCACTTGTAACACGAAAGGTTTGACCGGTTTTCCAAGATCCATCAGATACCAATCCGTCCCGGTTATCTCCGGCAAAACAAGCAGCGTATAAGCCTTAAAGGTCGGGTTCGTTTCGCCGCCGGCTAGGTATTCTTTACCCACGGCCGCTATAGCCGCAGCCTTGTTTTTAGGGCCGCAGATTAGATGCGTAGGAGTTACGCCTATGGCTTGATCGTTATCGCCTTTTATGCTCATCATTAAAGCGTCGGCCGCTAGCAGATTATCCGGAGTTAGCTTGCCGGTACCTACGTTTGCGTATGTGTTTGTTCCCATAGCATGAGCATTACTAAAAAACGGCTTGCCGTCGTAGCATTTGCCCTTAGTCGTATCCTCGCCGTTAAGCAAAATTTTTGCGGTCAAAGCGGCGCCGAATTTTTTGGCGTTAAATGCCATTTGCTCGATCGCGGGCTTGTATACTCCCACCTTATCGTATTCGAGGTGGTTAACCGGCACTTCTACCGTAGCCTCGTAAGGCACGTTTTCTAGGGCGTATCCGTAGTCCTTAAATTTCTTAACGTCCCTATCTCCGATCCACTCTTTCATCATAGGGAAGTTACCCAGCCATACGTATTTCTCGCTTAAATCAGTGCTCTCTATACGCATAGATAGCACGTCGGCTTCGCTTTTGGTATCGTTAAACGTTTTTTGAAAAGTCGCTTTAAAGCCGATCGCCGTTTCTTCAAAGTGCGCCATTAGTTCATTCCTCCTTTATATTCTTCGTCGCTAAGTCCCAGCATTCGCGCTATCTTGCTTTGCTCATCCGTTAAAGCGTTCGCTTTTGCGTTTTTCTCCAGCTCGGACTTTCCGAAAATTCCTTTAAAATTTTCTTCCATCTTGGCTATTTTCGCGCCTAGTTCGGCGATTTGCTTTGAGACGTTATTTGCTTCCTCGCTCCTCCCTTTGCTCTCTTCTTGTTTTGGTTGCTCGGCGGGCTTTTTAGCTTCCGCAAGCTCCGCTTTTAGCGTTTCGTTTGCGGCTTTGCTCGTTTCAAGCTCTTTTTGCAAAGCCTCAAATTTGGCCTTTAGCTCCTCGAGTTCGTTCATGTTCTCTCCTTTTGAGTTGATTGTATTGTTTAGTAGGTTTGGGCGATTGACGAGACCGACGCTGTCAAGGCCTGTTACGTATCTGCCGTCGGTGTCGTAGACCGGGCTTAAGTATCTATAAACTTTATCGTTTACCAGGGCCGCTCCGTTTTTATTTAGTTCAAGCTTTGCGTAAATCCCGTCGTCTCTTAGTTCGAAACTATCTTTATCAAACCATCCAAGCGCGCCGCCGAAGCTGTGGTTTTCATCAAGCGGGATATGAAGTCCGTTTGACGATATTCGTTTTAGCAGCGTGTCGCCGTCGATCATAAATACTCGTCCGTCAAGACCCGTTATCTCTCCGATAGGCGAGACCTTTACGGGCTCGTTTTCTTTATAATTTAACGATAGTAGGTTTTTGCTTCTTACGCCGTCCACAGGCATACTCCTTAAAAAATCTGCGCTAATTTTATGGGTTTTTAAAAATAATTTCACTCTATATATGCGGTATATAGAGTGAAATTTATTTTTTTACGAAATAAAATTGGGGGCAGAAATTTAGATCGAAAGACGAGCTGGTTTATATGAAAAATATTGACATGAAAGATATGTATATCAAGGGCTATTCGATTTCCGATATCGCGAAAACCCACGGCGTGACCCGCCAAACCGTGTATAAGAAAAAAGCCAAAGATAAGGCCGCGGGCGTAGACTGGGACGTTTTAGCGCTAGCAAAAAACAGAGACATCGCTACTATAAGAAAAAGCGAAGAGGAGTTTATACTCACTCTTATAGATAGTTTTGATCGCGCTTTTGAAGAGGTTAAAGAGCAAGAACCCGAAAAGCGGCTAAAAATTCTCAAAGAGTATAGCGGCGCGTACTACCGTCTAAAGGCCCCCCTAAAAACAGACGTAAAAGCTCAAGTTTTATCGGCGGTGCAAAACGCCATTAACGAGATAGCCGACCTCGCCGCAAAAAGCAAAAACGATCACGTGACGGACTTTTTGGCTGCAAACGCCGACGCTATACTTCAAAGGACGCTTCAGGTATGAGTTTACAAGTTGAGGCTCTTAGGGCTAAGTTAAAAGGGCTCAAGCGCATAAGTGACCCCTCGCAAGAAGAGCGCGTGCGTAGAGCCAAAAGCGGGTTTTTGCAGATGGTAGAAATTTATTTTAGCCATCACGTGCGCTTTCCCGAAACCAGCTTTTTTAGAAAAGAGTTCTACAAAAACGCCGATAAGCTCACGCGCAAAAATAGAAATTTGCTCTTTAAGGCCTACCGCGGTGCAGCTAAAACTACATTAATATCACGTCTTTATACCATCTATAAAACGGCGGTTAAACAAGAGAAACGCAACACTATCATCATTTCGGCCACCATTACGCTCAGCAAAAAGACGCTTGAATTTATCAGAAACGAATTTGAGGAAAACGAGCTTTTTATAAAAGACTTCGGCATCGCAAAAGGCGATAAATGGACGGAAGAAGAGATTGTATTTTATAGCGGAAATACTCCTTTTAAGATTAGCGTATTTGGATCGGGCAAGAAAATTAGAGGCGAAAACTGGCGAGGATTTCGCCCCGATCTCATCATAGGCGACGACCTTGAGAACGACGAAAACGTAGAAACTAAAACCCAACGCGACAAGCTTTATAATTGGTTTGAAAAGGCCATAATGAAACTGCCTGCAAGAGGAGACGAAACTCATAATATCATCATCGTAGGCACTACCTTACATTACGATAGCTTGCTTTTTCGTATCGAAGCCAGGCGCGATTTTAAGACGCTTAGCTATCCTTTGGTTAGAGAGTTTCCGTCAAATATCGACGCCGATAAGCCGGACTTAAATGAATTTATCCTAGACGATAGCTCGTTAAATAAGACTAAGTATTGGAACGAATTTATTAGCTCAAAAGCCGCGTTTATGTCCGAATACCAAAACACTCCCTTAAGCCGCGAAGAAACAAGCTTTAGCGGTTATGAAACCTTTGATATTATGCCCGTTTGCGACGCGTATTATATGGGCATAGACCCGGCTCTTGGTAAAACGAAAGGAGATTATTTTTCGGTTGCTACGCTTGGGTATTTGGCTGGTAAATTTTACGCAAGCGTAAAAATGCTTAAGTTAAAACCCGAACTTATGATAGATAAAATAATTCAAGCGGCGCTAGGCATATTAGCGCTTAATCGCCCGCTAAAAATAGCCATAGAAACGATCCAGTTTCAAGAGTTTTTCAAAGATATGCTCGATAAAAAAGCTCGCGAGCTCGGGATTTACCTGCCTATCGTAGAACTTAAAAACTCGGTAGCCAAAGAGTTTCGCATAGATAGCCTTACTCCGCCGATAAATAACGCTCAAATTTTGGTAGACAAAAACTCGCTTATCTTTATAGACGAGCTTGATACATACCCAAAGTCCGCCCACGACGACGGACTTGATAGCTTAGAGATGGCGTGGCGTATAGCCAAGGTTCCGAATTTCGATTACGAAAAGGTCAATGCGATACTTCAAAAACAAAAAGACAAGGAGAAGTTTTTGCGGGATTTGTTAGATAAATAAAAATCAATTTTAAGGCGGTTAGAGAGCGTTTAGAATGCCAAAAGCCGTTTAAGGTAGGGCAAGACTACCAAAAAGGCATAAAAACGCTTTAAAACGCAAATTTACGAAAAGGATATAAAGTGAAAAAATCGGACGTGATAAAATATATGCTAGGGTCGCTACGGCCCAGAGGCGATTATTCAAAAACCGATATTCAAAACTATAGCGAACTTTCAAGCGGCAAGATTAGAGCCGCGCTGCTTACCAAAAACCAGCAAGAGATGTTTTCCGTATTTAGCCTGATCGAAGATAAAGATAGTTCCGTGGGTGCCGAGTGCGAAAAAAGAATATCGTCTATCACGAACAAATTCTTTACCCACTCGCTGGGAGAAGACGAGAACGAAAACATAGAAGAGCTCATAAAAGCGAGCGTTGAGGCTAGAGTTTTCGGTTTTAGCTTGATTGAGCTATATTTAAAAGACGACGCGTCACTGGGCGTGTCTAAAGTAGACCGAGAGTTTATACGATTTGAGGAAAACAAGCCTCATCTAAATATCAAAGGAAAGGACGTCGTAGCTAAGCCCCCTTTTTATCTATCTATCACGGCAAAGCCCGTACTGCTAAAGGTTTTATGGATAGTCTACGCAAAACACTACGTGCTAAGCCAGTATCTTAAATTTACCGAGTTTTTAGGCGTGCCGCCTCTTATCGGCAATAGCGCCAGCGGAGACGAAAAGGTTATCTCGCTTATGGCCGAAGCATTTAAAAACTTGCGTAGCGGCTCATACGGGGTATTTGGACCAAACGATACGGTCAAGGTTCTAGAGGGGCGCGGATCTCAGGCCGATTTTATGGAGTTCGTTCGTTACTGCGACGGCGAGATAGCAAAGGTTATAAACGGCTCGGTGCTAAGTTCCAACGTTAGCTCCACGGGCAGCTTTGCGATGAGCAAGGTACACGACTATAACCGCAAAGAGATACTCGCCGGCGATGTCAAATTTGCCGCCAGAGAAGTGCAAAATTTTTATAAGACGTTCGGTAAAAAAGCCGATTTAAATATCCAGATAGAAAAGGATAGCGATCTGCTCCAGCGCGCGCAAGTGCTATCCATCCTGCATCCTATGGGTTATCAGATGAGCCCAAAAGATATGGCTAAAGAATTCGATCTGCCGGAGCCTGTAAATAATTTAAATTTTAAACTCGAAAAAAACGCTAAAGAAAAGCGGTTGTTTCTTGACGAGATAGATAAGGCGGCTTTCGGTGCAAACACCAAAGGCGAAGAGGCTCAGATAGAAAAAGCCATCTTGGATATCGTTAAAAACGCAGATAGTTTCGAGGAGGTTTACGAAAATATGCTGCAAGCTTTTCCCGGCGCGGATATTGACGCTATCGAGGATACGCTCGAGAAGATCATCGCAAACGCGCATATAAAAGGGATGTTGTGAAATTTGACTTTTATACCGAGCCTGCAAAGGTAGTCGAATATCTCAGACAAAAGCGCCCCGAGGTGCATTTTGATTACGACGAGATCATGCACGGCGCTCATCATAGGGCTTTTACGGTAGCCAAGATCACGAAGCTGGATTTGCTCGCCGACGTTCAAGAAAGCCTGGCGTATGCGGCAGAAAACGGACTGGGGTTTGAGGAGTGGAAGAAAAGCTTATTACCTACTCTCGCTAAAAAAGGTTGGCTCGGAAACGTAGATGCCAAGGATCCTAAAACTGAAGAAATCAAACAAATCTACGTTGGATCCCGCAGGCTGAAAAATATATATAATACGAATATGCGAGTAGCTTACGCCGTGGGCGCATACGAAGAGGCGATGAGCTCGGACGCCGAGTTTCTACGCTACACCGCCGTACTAGATAGCAAAACCAGAGCCTCGCATAGAGCCTTGCACGGCGTTATCTTGCCCAAAGACCATCCTTTTTGGGATACGCACTATCCGCCAAACGCCTGGAATTGCCGCTGCAAGGCAAGAGCCTACACGAAGCAAGAGCTAAAAAGCAGAGGCTGGAGCGTTACCGAAAATATCCCGAGCGTAGAGCCGCATCCGGACTGGGCATATAACGTAGGCAAAACGGATAATCTTGATGCGGTATTTGCGGACAAAGTAGAAAAACTAAAAGACAAAGTCGTTTCAGAGGACTTTTATAAAAACGCCAAGGCTTTTTTAGGCGAACTCGAGCGCAAAAGAAATCTATACGTATGGCAAAGCGGGCTTGATGAAGCCATAGAACAGATCATCGTCAAAGACGATCCAAAAACACCCATAAATATGGTGCAAGTCGGGCTTTTGGGCGAAGCCCTAGCAAAAGTCGCGGGTAAAATTTTAGGTTTGGAAGTAAATGGCGGCGGCATAATATTAACAAAAAAGCATCTGTCGCACGCAAGCCCGAAGCGAAAAGAGGCCTACGATCACGCCTTTAGAGTAGAGGAGATGAAGCAAATCGTATCGGTGCTAAATGACGAAAGCAAGGCTTATGCGGATCTTCGCGAAAAGCACAAAAATATAATATTCGTTTTTGACGACGACAAGGACGAAACCAAGATAAATTTGATCCCGATAGAAATCAGCAAGATAATTCATAAATTTAAGCAAAGCAACTATGTAATAACGCTTGATAAGGCGGACAAAGACAAGATACAAGAGTTGATTAAAAACGGATACATAAAAAAGATTAAGTGATTAACCGGCGGGAGTCGAACCCGCAATATCCGTAAAATAAATCTTACGACGGCCTACGCTTGTTGGCACCATCCATCAAGTTAATCACTTTAGTGCAATTATACCACAAAAAGGATAAAAATGCCTATAGAGTTACGAGGCCTTGAAGAGATCCAAAGAAAGCTTAAAACGCTAGAATCCAGTCTGGATGAAGTGGGAATGCGGCGCAAGCTAAACACCGTCGGCGGCATGATAAAAAACTCCGTAATGGAGAGCTTTGAAAACGAAACGAGTCCGTTCGGGCAAAGATGGAAGCCTTTATCGTCGGTTACGGCCTTTGCGAATTTCGGGGGCGGCGGGATAAAAAACGTCAAACGAGGCAGGCAAAACGCCTACTATAAAAACGGAAAAAAGCAAAAGAAGTCTTTTTTAAGCGTATTCGGCGCGGGCGGCAGCAGGAAAATTTTAGTGCTTTCGGGGGCGCTTGCCGGGCATTGGGTCGTAAGAGCTAGCGCAAAGAGCGTTACGGTCTCAAACAATAGCTCAAGCGGCGGATTTGCTTACGGGCTTACGCATCAATTCGGCACCGCCAGAGCCGGCAGGCATAGAAACGTCCATATCCCGGCTCGTCC